AGCATCTTCATAGTGTTCAGCTTCAAACTCGATCTGAATGGCTTTCTTAACACCATCAGTCATTTCTTCAAGTTGCTTTGAAACATCTTCATCGTCAAGTATGGAGTAATCAACATCGGTTGAAAACCGAGGAATATTCAACCCCCAATCCTCTAACTGCTCAACATCCCATTCATTCGCCAACTGCTCCCAATCCCATTCGCCGAAGCCAACGTTGTCCTTGATTAAAAATTGTGCTTTTTGCTCCTCAGTCCAATCATCTGCCAATATAATGGGTATCTCCTTCAATTTGCATTCTTTGGCCGCTTTAAGGCGCATATTACCGCCCAACACTACGAACTTGCCATCAGTATCGGTATAGCATACCAACGGGCGTTTCTCGAGCATTTCCGGGAAGTCTTGTATTGACTTTACCAACTTCGCAAACTTATCATCCCTAATAACACGCGGATTCTTCGGGTTCGGCTTTATTTCTGTTATGTTTCTGATTTCCATTACTCCGAATAAACGCTTTTAATCCCGATTAGTTTCATGTTAACATCATGCGAAGGTGTGAATAATATCCCGAAATTCCAAATCAGAGCGAACGATGAAGTAGCGATGCCCCAATGATTCAACCAAATGCTGAAAGTGAATCTGATCTTTGGACTGCCTTCCATCCGGTGTTTTCCATTCAATCCACACTATACCGTCTGGGATAAGATATGCCATATCAGCCACACCCGGAATAACACCCATTGATCTGTTCATTGCGCCCTTGATTCGATTTACCGAGTTGTTGTTGATGGCAAATATCCGACCTCGCAGATCAGGCCGTTCATTCCACAATTTGACAAAACTTGAACTTTGCAATTGAATTTCAGTCATATTTCAGTTTTTGTTGCATGGTTGTGAAATAGGATGCAACACGTGAAAGCCGCAACAGTTAAAGGTTTCAGAGGATTTGTTGCACCGTTGCATCTTAAAATGAACTTTTCCAATAGTAGCCAGATAAAAAATAAAAAGTACATAATGTGTGCGTGTATGTGCGTATATGTGTGTGTGCGTATATACCCATACCCTTTAATACAATAATTTAATATAAGGGTGCAACAGTATAAGGTAAGGCATGGTAGAGTAGTGATTGAGGTGTTGCATCTTGAAAATAATAAGGGTACAACAGGGCTGCAACGTGCAACACTATGCGAAGGGGTTAGGGCTTCCATTGGTCAGTTTGTTTACTTTGAATGCAGTCACTACCGAGCCGCCTATTCTCATCCGCTTTTTTTCAAATCCGAGGTTATTAAGTATTATACCGATTCGTGTATTGCTTAGGTTCGTGTATTTGGTATCTGCTATCAGGAATTGGATTATCTGGGTAATGTTCATCCATTCAGGCATAACACCGTTAGGCGAAAGTTTCACTGCGATCAATTCTTCTTCGGGTGTTGATTGCTTGAAATCTTCTGTGTTCGCGTTAAGCTGATTGATTTCCTCGGCCAGTACGGAGTAATCGAATCCAGCCTTGTACATTGAATAAATCTCAACCCAGAGCTGTTCTTTGTCGCAGTTGTTGTAATGGGTATGGTCAATGCCGATGGTATGTATCGGAATTATGCGTCTGTTGCCCGTAGGATCGTTTAATATCTGCGTTTCGTTGGATGTACCACAAAAGACCGCTAACCGCTTTAAATCGACTGAAACGCGGCCATACGGCTCTCTGACGTTTATCCATTGCTTAGATGTGATTTCTTTGAGCCTTTTTTCTTCACGTTTGGATTTTCCGCCGTACTCGTCATCGAGGATGATCCATTTCTTTGTCATCAGGATTTCATCGTCTTTTCCGGCATCCATTTTGGATTCGGCAAACAATGGCTGAAGTTGCTGAGGTAGAAGATACCTGAACCAATGCGTCTTTCCTGTTCCCTGAATTTCACCGGATAGAACAAGGACAAGCGGTGAATGTTTGCCGTATGCTGATGCAACGGCACTAACAAGCCACTTCATAATCCACTTATCCGCATTGGGTGTGTCAGTGATGATTGAACTTAGCAGCAAGGCCAAGTTCGGGCAATCATCTTGAACGATCTGACGGTTAGCAAAAAATGAATGAATCGGGTTGTATGCCTCAATCCTGTTGCTGAATAGGATTGAACAGATAAGGTCTTTTGTGACGGCATCGAACGCAACCTTGCAATCCAAGTAAATTGAATTGATGTCGCTGTCATCAATCGGTTTGCCTCGAAGTTCAACGGCGCGAGTGATCAGGTTCTTTCGCAGCTTGTATGGCCTCAGAAAAGCGACAACGTCATCCACAAGGTTATCTGACTTGTGCTTGATGTCATTTCCAAACACCTGATTGATTATCTCTCGGCTTTGTTCGGGGCTTATTCCGGCAAACTCATGCAGGCTGCGTTCAACATCATCGGCTTTCACTCCTGCCCTCTTTTGACTTGCGGCAGATCGAACAACCTCCTTAGTCCGGTCTGAGTATATCTCAATCCCGGCTTGTTTTGCGTGGAAGTATATCGAGGCAATGGTTGCCTTTTTCGCCCGTTCGCCTCCGGTATTTTTCAGGCACGCATCAAACTGCCGATCAGTATCAGCCGCGTTATATTTTGAACTCAGGCTGCTGAGGGTGTGAAAATAATCACGGCCCGATTCGCTGAACTCTGAAATCAAGGCATAAGCCGTGCTGATCCATTCGCCGTAATCTTCGCAGATGTTCACACCTCGGTCGTACATCTGTTTGATCATGTTGTCAAAGTCAGACCTGACAAACACCACCCGATTGATCTTTTTCGGCTTGTCTTTTTTCAGGTACTTTTTGAAAACCTGCGCTTTTTCGTTGAGGTACAGGTCGGGATCATAGCTGATGAACCTTGCCCGGCTGATATTCTTACCTGACTGATCAACGATAAGCTGATATGATTCGTAAAGGTATGAGGCTAACCCCTCAAAGGCATCGGCATGACGTGTGCCATCAATCCGGATCAGTAGGCATAGCCCGTTACCGGAAATCGAAACGAACGCAGCATAAACGTATGGGTCAGACTTGATCAGGTCCTTAACGGTTTCAGCGTTTTCAATGTTGTCAATGTCGATGGCAATAAATCCGGAGTGCTTACGGATTGCCGCGTCTTTTCTTTCAGAGAACGATCCTGATACAGTTACCAAAGGGCATTTTTGCTTTTCGGCTGATCGGGCTTTCTTGTCTTTAATAGTCCGAATGTACAAGACTTGATCCTGCCATTGACCATTTTTAATACCTCTGAGGAAGTCATGCAGTTCAATGTCCTTGTCCTGCTTATCAATTACGCTGCTGTAACTGGAGATGAAGATTTTTTCCATTGTGGGAATTTTAGGTTGATTTGTTTTTCAAAGTTTGATTTAATGAAGTCCTTGTTCCATTGGGTGTATCGTTTGCCTTTTTTCTTTGCCCAATCCGCACCGAGTTTAATTACTTGATCAAGTGCGGTCTGATAAAAGGCAGGGTTCATTGATCTGCAACTGTCTGTTACCCGGCCAATGATTCGGTGAATAACGGCATAATCATTATGTCCCAATTCTGCGGCAGCGGAAATCATCCGGTCAATGTCGATGGAGCCTGCCAATTTAATAATTTCATCAAGGCCTGGATCAATTATTTCCTTAACTGGAAATTCATATCCACATGGCACGTATCTTTCAGGCTCGAATAAATTAGCCGGCTGATAAATTTCCAAATCGCAGACCATTTTTCGCGCATGGATATAACCTTCACATTCTGGGCATTTTTTCATCGGGGCCAATCCATCCTTTGCTTTTCGCGGATGGTAAAAAATAGTTTCCCAATCGCGCTGCGATTCCCAAGTCCCGTGATCGATTACATTCGCGCCCATGTCGATTATCGTAAAATGTTTTTTTGTTTCAGTCGGCCTTGACCCGCGCCCGCACATCTGCAACCACATCGGCATGGATGCTGTTGCTTTATTTATTATCACCGTCTGAACATCAGGCTGATCGAATCCTGTTGTTGCGATAAATACATTGCACAGGATCGCGTGAGGTGTGTCAGCGAACCATTTCAGTATTTGCTCCCGTTCTGCGCTCTCTCCATCCAAGTGCCTGCAATCAAACCCAGCAGATTGAAACGCCTCTGTGACAAGTAGCGAATGCGCGACCGAACAATTAAACACCAATGTTTTTAGCCCCATTGAATGCTTTTTGTACACATCCACCGTTGATTGCACGTACTTATTTGCCGAATACATTGCAGCCATTTGAACCGGATCGAAATCGCCTGCTTTCATTTTCAATTTTGCCCGTTCGATTTCCTGCTTCGGCCCGAATGTTTGAGGCTTGCATAGGTATTCGCTATCGATCAACTCGGGAATATCAATCCCGCAAACTATCGCATTAAAATAGTTTTTCAGCGGGTCTTTCTTTGTTGCGTTTAAAGGCGTTGCTGTGAATCCGATAATGTACTGATCGCGGTAGTGTTCAATTACTTTTTTGAAATTACCGATATGAGCCTCATCAATAATTATCAGCCCAATGTCCGGCAGCTTATCAAACCTGCGAGATATAGTTTCCACCATCCCCACGTAAATTGGTGCATCCGGTATTGATTTCATTCCGGCAATGATCGGCACTGCTTCCAATCCTGTATTTCGCTTAATTGTTCTGGCGGCTTGGGTTAACAACTCCATCCGGTGAACAAGGATTAGAACTCTCTGGCCCGATTTATCGTGGAATCGTTTTGCTATTGCGGAGAATGTGACCGTCTTGCCTCCACCAGTAGCAAGCTGCGCGACAATTCGCCCGTGTTGCTTCAGCGACCGTGCTATGTTTTCAACGAATCGCTCTTGGTAATCTCTTAGTTGCATCTGTCTATGTGGGCTTGTAATTTGTCCTTTAAGCTATTTTTCGGGTTCTGCGACAACAACCATTTGATATAGCCTATTTCTTCTACCGAAACCATCGAAGATAAATGCCGCCCTTTGTATTTACCGAACGGCATAATAAATTCAATGTTTTGCGGCAAATGCTTGATATATCGACCGCATCCATTGCAGTATGCGGATTTGTGTGGGCCTGAAATTTTAATTGCGTAGTCATCAATTAACCCGCATCTGTTGCATGTTACTGTTTCCATAAATTAAAAAGCCCTGAAAAAGCTGCGGTGGAATCGACTTTAGGTTAGACCTTTAGCCTCGCAGCCCTCTCAGGGCAAAAAGTTTTACAATGATTCAGGATTCCACTTCTGAACATGGCAAATTTACTCAAATTTTCCTTTGTGATGAACAAACATTGCAACATCACCCGTTATTTCCTGATAGAAAGAAACCTCAACAGGCTTTTCAAACCAACCGTAATATCTTTCCAGTGCGTGTTTGAGCAGCGACTGGGTGACATTGTTTGCGATTGCAGCGATCCTTACCCGGTAATCGTAACCGTAGCGGCCATTTTTCATGCAAACGAATTGCTCAATGGCCTTACCCAAATTGGCATACATTTCTTTGTTGTACTTGCGGATCATGTCAAGGTTGTGAACATTCCGCTCTGGTCTTCTCTGTTTCATTAGTACACAGGTTCGTTAATGGTTTGTAATTGTTCGCGGAGTTTAGCGATTTGATTCCCGCACTTAATCATGCCGGTGCGATACTCTTCAATCACGTTCTGCCACAGTTCGCGATCAGCTCGCACGATATACATCGGGCAGCGTTCGATCTCAGGGCAGTAAGATATAAAGTCAACCCATTGCAAAGAATCGCAGCAAAGAAACGCGGCAATTATCTGCCCTTCGTGTTCGGTCGGTATCTTACCCTGCCTTATGTAGGTCAGATGCTTTTTCGGTCGCGGTGATTTTATTTCGATGGCCCCGATGTAACCGAATTCGCCAGGCACGAATCCATCAGGACTGAACCCGAAATGCTCGATCCCATCAGGCTGAACGAATCCGAGTTGCTCTACCTTAACCGCTCTGAGCCGTTCGTATTCGGCCCGTGCAATCGGTTCAAGGTCTTTACCGC